CTAAACTTACTGAGATTTCTTCCCCACTGCCTCTTAATAAGTGCAGTAAGATATTGTTTCATCCAACTATCATTATAGATTTGAGTAAATGATTCTGGATCTAGTGCTCTATAGCACTCTAAAATAATAAACTCACCCACCTCTTGAGAACCCCAATCAATATCAAGATATAATCTATCTTGTCGCTTATTAAATCTAATCTGTTTATCTGGAGTCAATAAGAAATCAATATCTTCAAGATAACTCTTTGTCATTGCATATTGCAACAGTTCAACTGAATTGAAATAATATAAGTCATTCAGGAAAAGTTGATATTTAATACTAAACATTCCACCAGAAATGCTACTAGTATCAAATTTAAAAATTTTCTCGACACCAATAACAGAGTCTGGTACTTGAATGAAATTTGATGTTTCGTAAAAACTTGACGTAAAAGATCCGGATCCACTATCTACAGAAGTTGCTGTAGTAGTTACAATACCAACACCAGTGGTGCCTTTTGCCTGACCACGATTTACATCATCTTGTGTTATCTTATATTTTAAATACATCTTTTCAACGCCGTCAAAATGACGTTCGTTAAAATATTGAATGGCATCATCAACTAGATCATCAATCTGGTCGTCATCCACGTTAATCTCTAAAACGGGAGCACCAAGTTGACGTAAGCAATAGTCAATTAAACCTTGTCTAGTTGATGGCTTTGCCATATTACTCCTGTACTTCTAACTTTGATTTTAATTCAGCATTCTCTTGCTTAAGTTCTTCATATTTTTCGCGAAAGTCCTGAGATAAAGTTGTGAGTTTTGCCTCAAGAAGAACATTTTGATTTGTTAATGCTGCTAATTTTGAATTATAAAGTTTAACAAGAACATTTACATCCACTTCACCTTGATTGTCCATATTATCAGAAAGTACCTCCATCGAGAGTGTCAGTCCATTGTGGTCTATCAGTATATATTACACCAACACTGTCGGGAGATAAAGATAAGTTAGATATGGATCCATTTTCACCCTCTTTTCTCAAGTTATTTGTTGTGTTGAATGTACCTTCAACCCCAACAAGTGGAACCACTGCAGCATTGCTTACAGCACTCTCAACTACACCATAAGCATCTGAAGTATCTTGCTTAACAATATCACCTTTTGCTAAAGTAACGTTGCTAGGAAGATTGAGAACTCTCTTTGTTACTGCAGTCATTACCTGTTTTGAAGAATTTACAGGTGATGATGGAGCACCCGTTGAGGTTTGTAAACCATCAACGTCAAAATAAACCATTCCATTGTGATTAAAATCACCGGTCTGGTAGTAGATACCCTTAATATCTAAGTATCCTCTTGTCCCACTTACGAGACTATTTGCAATAGTTGCTTCTGGAATATAAGTCCAGGATCTATTCGTTGCTCCACTTCCAACATTTCCTTGATCAATATATCCAAAGAAACCAGTCTTGTTACCAGTGGTTCCACCACCTACTTGTGATTGACTATCATTATATGCAAAAGAAATACCTCTATCGGTATTGGTGTCAAATGCATGGGTGATAGTTAATTGTGTAGCAGTTGCAATGCCAGAAATAGTGGCGTCTTGCAAAGTAATAATTTTATTAGTAGAATCATAAGATGAAACTGTATTTGCGGCACCTGCGTTCAGACCTGCATTTCCAGATACAATATCACCTGTATTAATACCAACTACAGAATCTAATCTAATAGTGCTGACACCAGAAACAACCGTTGTCATTACGGTTCTTTCACTTGTTAAATCACCAATGTGAAAGATTGGATCGTTTAAAGTGGAGGTAGTTGAGTTGATTGATGTTGTTGTACCATCAACTTGAAGACTACCTTTAATAATAACAGTACCTTCATTACTTAATCCATCGGGATATGGATCTAAGTATAGAATATCACTACTATCAGAAAGTGAAGATATAACATTGTCTTGAATTTTGATGTCATCAATGACAGCACCACCTTCAAGATTAAGATTTCCTCCAACGTTGAGATTTTTCTCAATGCCAACACCACCTTCAACAATCAGAGCACCGGTATCTTTAGTATCAGACTCTGTAGCAATATTGATTCTTATATCAGCACCGGTGAAGGATAACTGATTAACACCATTTTCATCATATTCAATTTTTGCATCCTTATCATCACCAAATGATAAGAAAGTATCATCTGGAATATGAACCTCTCCAGAACCGTTAGGATCTAGGTCAATATCACCATCAGTGTCTGTCGATGAAATTACATTTCCATCAATTCTGATATTATCTACGTTCCACTGATCAACTTTAAGTGAATTCGCTCCACCTAAACCAGTATTTGATGCTGGAGCAAGAACAGCGACAACACCATTGTCTGAATTTCTTGTATTTTGAACACCCTGAATAGCACCTGGAGTGTGCTCCATCATCGAGGTGTAGTAAAATCCTCCTACTGGATTTGCATTAGTACCATCATCTCCTAAAAAGATTCTATCCTTGTATTGGTTAGTTCCTCCATAACTACCAATACCAGTCACATATCCAAATTCACCCCAATTCAGGCTTGATGGTTTAGACGTGCCTGAGGATCTTTTGATCCTGATAATACTTGCCATTTTAGAAGCTTCCTCCGTTGATGTCTAAATTCTGCGTTGCACCTGGGGTAAGCGTCAGGGTCGCATCCCATTTCTTTGTGCCGCTGTTATATACAAGAACCATGCCATTAGATAAATTATCGGCATTAACATCACTCAGCTCAGCCAAAGACAGACCTTGAGCACCAGCAAGTGATGAAATAACTTTTGTTGCTGGTTTCGCTCCTACTCTGACTTTAATTTCAGCCATTTATATACAGTTCAGGATTGTAGAAATATTTATATTCCTTCAAGTCCTAGTCCAGCAACTACTTCTTGCTGCTTCAAATAAAGCTTTGCATATGATTTTGCAATGTCTCTCATTACAGAAACACTATCACAACTATCTAATTCATTTGCTATTTTTTGATATGCAAAACTTTTTGAAAGATTTTTCAATTCAATTTGATCTGGATCCATTAGTAAGCTCCCGAAGTAGAGATTTGATTTCTTCTATATCAGATTTAATTGTATCAAGTTCATCCTTTTCATTTTGTTTCAATCGTTTCAATTTCATGTAGTTATCATAGTTACTTTTGTCAAAATTGACAATAGAACCATTATTCCTGTCTCGGTATAAGTTATTATGTCCCTCAACAGGAATCAAATCTTCATATTCTGAATGTGGCATGTTATGCTAGTGCGATACATCTAAAGTCCTTCAGTTTAACTGGAGTGGACTCATTAGTGGAAGAGGTAACAATCTTGATACTAAATCCATCAAATTGTTCCAGATTATTTGCAGAGAATTGATACTCTGAGAAAGTCTCCGGATCATTTGGTGAATTTCTAGCATCTGGTCTTCCACTATTTTTAGTTACATCAATAATTTGATCTCCAAATCCATCACCATCAGTATCTTTAGTATTATCATAACCAGGGAATGGTGTAAATGATTGATCAATTTCTGCAGAATCTGCTCTATGAAGTCTATACAGAACTCTGATATCTGCATCTTCCTGAACACATGCTGCAATAAGAACTCTCAAACTAGTTGCTGGTTGTTCAATAGATGTCATCCTTGTCACAATAACAGTGCTATGAGGATCGTTATCTACAGTATTTGCCCTTGCATCTGTAACATAATCACCAATTGGATTATTAATCTTATTTCTACCAAGAATCCAATTTGCATTTTGAATATCCATCACTGGGGATAAATTCTTATCCTCCGATGTGAAATCGACACGCAAAGTTAATGACTTATTTCTGGGCAAACTTGTTAGTTGCTCTCTTTCATTTACCTTTGATGCAACCAATCTAGGAGTGTCAAAATGTAATACCTGATTAATATTGATTGGTTCATAACCTTGATCAATAAATGAAACTTCATTTCCTCCAGCACTAGTTCCAGAAATGGTTCTGACTAATGCTTGTACTTTAGTTCCCTTTCCTGGAGTAATGTAATTAAACTGTGGAGTAACAGAACTAAACTGATAGTTTTGCGAAATTCCAACGGTATTACCACCAACTGCTTTTTGTCCGCTGAAGTTAATTCTACTTGCACCAGAATTTCTGGTTGAATAAGAGGTGCTTCTATTAAATCTTAAATGATAATGATCGAAGTTATCATTTTCATCAGTATAATATGTTGCAGGTAAATCATGAATTGTATTAATCCTTCTCAAATTAACTCCACCAATTTCATATGGTTGAATAAAGTCATTAGTGCTATGTGCTGATTGTGTTGTAGAATCAACTCCTCTAGTAACGATGGTTAAAGTTCCAGCATTACCTGAAGTATTGGTGATTCCACTATATTCTACGATTTCATTTGCAATTTTTGCATATCCACCAGAGGTTGAAATACCCTCATAAGTAGCAAATGGTGTTGTATCTGCAACTGAAACAACGCTACCATTTTTATCCAAATTGGCAGTAATTTTAATTTTCTCTCTATCTGGTTCAACATCAACAATTTCAATATCGTTATTTGCACCATGATGTGCATGATTATACTGAAGAATCTTCATTACATTACCATCAAATTTTTCATCAACAATTGATGATGCTTCAACAGTACCGTCTCCAGAAGTCTTACTGGATACATCGTAGTCTGTACCAAATACTTGAATAATATTACCTACTGGGAAGTGCTCACCCTGTACATTATTAAGATACAGAGTACTGGTTACACCAATGTTATTAACAGCAAAAATTGCACCAGTTCCTTTCTGAACATGTGCTGTTGTGATTCCTAACAAATCACCAACTGCATATCCTTCACCGCGAGTAAGAACATCAATTTCAGTGACTTCACCACTTCCATTTGTGGTTACTTTAGCAGTTGCGCCACTACCTTTACCGGTAAGAGTGTATAGACTTACTAAATCTGGTGTTACACTAGCACTATATCCAATACCAGGATTTGTAATTTCACCAGAATTTGTACCCAATACAATACCACCACCAACTTTCTCAATAAATCCATATAATTCATCATCAGAACCAGCTGATACCATTGCTCCTGGAACGAACTTTTGAGTATCAGCTGCGGTAGTATCTGTGCATCTCACTTTCAGTTTTCTTGGGAGAAGTTCAATTGGATTCTTAGGAAGATTAGAAGCATTAGTACCCTTAGGTCCAATACCACTATTATAAGCAATCAGTGTGCCTTTGCTTACAAACTCTGCTTTTCTAATTTTGAAAGTTAAATCTTGATACTGACTAGGAGTCCAAATTGTACCATTCTGAGACTTAAACAGAGATCCACCAATATATTGCTTAGAAACAACAACATTTTCTGAGTTGGGAAGAACTGATGATTGAACTGTCTTCTTACCCATAGTTGCTGTCCACATCTCATACTTATCAGAAGAAGGTGCAAGAATAACAATTGCATATTCTCTATCTGCTTCAAGATATACTGGTGATGGGAATCTAACAGTTGTTGCTACAGAAGCATCATCAGATGTTTTAATGTCTGTGGGGTTTAATGCAATTTGAGTAAAGTCTTGAACGAGAAGATTTGTAGGAGTACCTAATTCTACTGTTCTAAGTTCAATAAAGATTTTTTTCTTAGGATCTTTCGATGCAAAGAACAAATCAAATGATGTCAAGAATATTCCAGTACCATCAACAAGGAAAGACTGTGCAAGAGGATCCCTATGTGGTGCTTTAACAGTCCGTTCAACCTTTGGTGGTTTTGTTGCTGGTTTGGGTGGATTCCTTACACTAACTTTTGTGGTTTCTTGAGTAAGAACAACACCAGTGCCACTGTAACTACCAATAGCTTGAGATGCTTGTGTTGTAGAACCTGGAATTGGAGTTACACCTGGAGGAACAGCAGTAATTTTTACAGTTTTAGTTCCACTCTTAACTCTTACTGCTGGTACAGGTTTTTGGTTTGGATCGCGGAAGTGGAAAGCAGCGAGAATATCTCCCCAATTATCACTAATCAGTGAAAAATCTTTAACTAAAGCAACAGCACCACTTGTTTTACCTACAATTTTACAACCATTTGAAATATAACCATAAAATTCTTCTTCACTTGCTAATTTTTTAAGGTCAAAATTAATAAGTTTGGAAGTTGCAGAATAATTTGCTGGTGGTGCTCCACCTTTTTTGTCATATGGATTAACAGTATATGCTTCATAAGCAGGTGAATTGGTAGCAGTTGGGTTAGATACTACGTTACCAGACTTGTGATTTGGTTCTCTCAGTCTCATATGACCGATTTTCTTGCCACCCTGGAAAATATCAACCTTTTCAGTTTTATTGAAGGTGCCAGATTGCATATCAATTTGGACCAACTTTGGAATAATATCTACTTGTTGACTATCCAAATAATGATAGTGTTTTGTGTTTGGTTTTAGTCCATTTGCAAGGAAAAACACTTCCCTAGAACGCATATAAGGATCTACACTACTAGTAATTTTGACATTTTCAACATAATCAAATTCTCTAGTAGATCCACCAACAAGTTTTGGTTTATATGAAGTTTTCTTTGTAGTAATTGTGGTGACAAATCTTCTTGTCTTCCTTTCATTTCTACCACGACCCTTTCTATAAGTTACATATTCAACTTTTCTTCTAACATCAGTAGTAACTTTATCAACTGCCTGAATCCATTTAGCACCAGTAGATTCTACTCTAGAATGGTTAATATAAATTGTGCGAGTCCAATTATCAGATGGTGGAGTTAGTTGAACGCCACCGACATAAACAATAACATTAAATGGATTTACATTTTCAACATTAGTTGCATGAGGTTGATCTAACCAGTCAACTTCTTTATACTTAAGTGTTAATAAATCTCCAGTTTTTTGAATATTTTTATCAAGCAATGGAAGATTATCATCAAGATCATCGTTTTCAACATCAACCGAAGAATCCCATGCAAGTTCTGCATTCAGAGACCAGAACTCAACAGGTGAAATTGCCATTTGTTGTTCTGAGTTGATATCCATTCTTGAATATCTTGGATCTGTAAGAGACTTATCTTTAAAGTCAGAGACAATAAATCCTGACTTAAATCTATTCAATCCATTTGCATCTGTAACTTCAACTGTAGCAGTATTCAGTTCGAGAAGACTTAAAGAAGTAGCTTCTTCAAGATTTTCAATTCTATCTTCAAGTTTTGAAATATCTCTCATCGTAAATCTTCTATTGTCTCTCAACAGAATTCCAGGATCTCTGATAGGATTGTAAAGGTATGCTGGATAAGCGATAAGTGCAACTTCCATTGCATCATCTGCAAGTTGAGGTACTTGAGGATCTTCTGCAGGTTCACCCTGAATAACTTCAACCTGCCCAAGACGATTAATTGATACTAAATCAACTCTAGGCAGATAATAACTGAGACCAACTCTAGTGGTTTCTTCTGGTGTAACAACAAATCTATAATTTGTTGAGAATTCCCTTGCATCATAAGTGAAAGGAGACATTGTTGCCGTTGATGCATCAAAATCTCTTACTCTTGGTCTGAAGTCTAATAAATCAGATACTCTTGTTCCATTTACAATTGTTGGAATATCACTCTTATATCTGTCTGCAGTGTATGAATTGACTGTAAAGATGTCTCCAGTGTTTGTAGAACCAGCACTCACTTTATACTGGTTATGAATAATTTTTAACTGCTTGGATGGAATTGCAAATCCATCTCTTCTCTTGATACGTGAAAAATCTGCAATTTGATTTGTGTGTCCTTTATCAAGAACGTAGTTGTCAGTTCTGTCAATGTAACTACCAGGTGTGCTTTCTTGAATTACCAGACTCAATGATGAATCCTTAAATACAACTTCCTCACCAACTGCAAATTCATTGTCATTAAGAGGAACGTATGTAGCAGTAGTTGCAGTTAATTCAACGATCTGACCGACCGCTCTACTAGTTTGACCTACAATTTTTTCACCCACAATTGCATTTTGATTTAAAGCAAGACCAGTTGCAAAAGTTAAGGCATCTAAAGTAGGAGCAGCATCATTAGTTGATTCATATACTGCAACAATGTTAACTACATCTGCAGTATTGAGTGAAATATCCTCATCTTCAATTCTTAATCCATAGAACTTACTTGTGGTAAGACCTGCAGTAGCTGGGGACTTTCCATTTGTTCTTGTAACCGAAACAATGTTACTCTTTATAAAATTATTTGATTTATGAGTAACATCAGTTTTTCTTAAAGTTCCAATAACAGTGACGTTAGTTTGAGTTCCTGTTAAACCCTTAAATGTAACTTGAGTTGGTCCGTATGAGAATTGATCAGAAGTTAAATCTTCTGTGGTTCCGTCAGAATAGTGAACAGAATATCTTTCAGCATCAAATGCTTCAAAGAACACACTATTGATACCAACAGCACTACCTAAGAAATCTCCAACAGTGAGTATCATTTCACCATTAGAATCAGTAGAACGTCCAGTAATTTGTTTTGTTATGATTAATTCAGCATCAGACAAATCAACAGAAGATACGTTAAATCTTGGAAGTTCTGAATAAAGACCGGATTGCTGTGAAGCATGAATCTTTGGAACCATTAATGAGAAATTTGATTCACCATTAGTTACAGTCTTAACACAAATACCTGTAATAGAACTATCTGGACTTGCCAAAGATAATTCATTTCCAGTAGAATTGATTGAAGAAATGACGTTAAAGTTTGGATCTGTTCCAGATGCATTTTGATATTTTAAGATTGCACCTGTTTTAATTCCAGTTACACCTGCAAAAAATCTTCCAGGAACTTTACCAGTATTGCCACCAGTTACAAGTAATTTGTCATTCTTACTAAAATCTGGTAAACTCTTTTCATATAGAATTGTATCTGCAATAAAGTCTCTTTGAATATTTGAATCAAGATTTGTAGAATCCTGATAAACAGATTTAATATCTTCTACAGTGAACTCTTCAACTGCACTTACACCAAAAGTATATTCTTCAATTTCATTGACAATAACCTGTTCTCCCCTCTGGAAAGTACCAGAAGTTTGAGTTAAACTCATACATAGAGGACTTCTCTTACTATCAAGATATCCCGTAGCACCACTAGAGAGACCTCTTACGTAGGAACCAAGTGGAATTACAATGTTATCACTTATATTACTTGATACATAGACATCTGTATATGTTTGAATATCAAAGAGATACAGATCCCAACTAGTCGTATCTCCAACATATGATGCATCAGTTACACCATACCAATAAACTCTAGCTTCACCAATCTTTCTACCAGTTCCTGCATTATTTGTGCTGGTATTTCTCCTCGAATCGAATAATTGAATTACGTTATCAAATGTATTTTGCCCTGCTTGAGTTCCAATTGAAATATATGGAACACCAGTAACGTTATTAACTCTGAGAAGACTTCCCATCCCAAAAGGAACTCTAGTCTCTGCAATTGTTTTGGTAGTTCTTGGTTTTGGGACATCAATAATAGTTGATCCAACCAAATCTACATCATAACCTTTAACATATGCAGTTCCTGCAGAAACCTTGATACACATCAAGTCTTCACTAGGACTATTACCTTCATCAGTGAGTTGATTTTCTGCAAATAGACCAGCACCACCAGTCTCATTATTCAAAGAATCTAAAACATCTACAGTAAAACTATCAACGGCGTAGTTTCCTGATTCTTCAAATGTTCTCTTTGCGAAATAATCTTTAATAAAATTATATTGTGTTTTTGCTTCTAATTGTTTGATTTCACCTTCATTGATTCTTACAAGTTCAATGAAGTTGGTGTCATTAAAGTCTTGAAGACTTTTTTTAGTTAATCTAGTACTAATTTTTAATCTATCAGCACCCGGTGCTGCAAAATTAGTATATCCTTTTGCGTTGTCATTCAGTGATGAATCCTGATCTGAATTGACAACTTGTTCTATAACTTCAAAACCAACTCTAAATGATGGTTCATTATTATATAAATCAAGAACTAACTGTGTATCTGGAACATCAACAAAATATCCCCTTATAAAATATACACCTGCAGCTACACCGACAGCATATCCAATCTTTGAAGCATCATTTGAAACCAAAGAAAGAATAGTATCACCCGCATTTAATGTTGTATTACCATATGTTACATTTTCTTCAATAATTAATACTTCAGAATTAGCAAAGAACTCAGTCTCACCATCTTCTGATGTCGTATCATACTTTACAAAAAGAGTGATGTCTTCCGCATCCATATTTGGTGGAAGAACATAACCTTTAATTGTTGCCGTTATATCAGTATCTTGCCCTCTTACTTCTGTTCCCCTTCCATTATTAGCATTAACAAGAGCATCAAGGTAAATACTAATGTCTAGACCCAAATGAGTCTCATTTACTTTGATAGTAGTAAATTCACTATCGCATGTGATTCCACCAGGAATCACCATAGAACCCTCTTTGAACATATGTGTTCCAAAAGATTCTACTTGATTCTGCAGAATAGACTGAAGACCTGTTAGTTCTCTTGCCTGAACAGGATATCCAGGTTTGAAAAGAACCTTGTAAAAATTATTATCCCTATCAAAATCATCATAATAAGGATTTACGTTTAAGTTAGTCTTCTGTGGCATTTTTTAGAATTCCAGTATAATTTTGATGTCTTCTTTTTGTCTCAAATTCCTAGCAATACTAGGTCTGTTATCAAGATAAATTAATTGTCCTGACCCTTTATTTATTTCAGGAACGGCCATGCCGCTTGAGAAGTTAACACCGAGATTGATAAGTTTACTTCCTGTTGGATTTGTAGTGATACCAGAGAAATTACGATCTACGGAACCCTTAAATCCAGATGATTGTCCAGTAATTTCGTTAGCACTAGATTCAAAAGCATAATTTCTACCATTAGTAGAAATTCCAACATAATCTTGATGATCTAAGGTAGTTTGATTAAAATATAATGAACGATCTTGTATGTATTTAAGCACCTTTGTTTCAGTATCATAAGAGGAAACATATCCATATGCTTTCCCTACACCACTTACAAGACTTTGCTCAATTTTTTCTCCAATTTGAGGAGTTCCAACGACAGATGAGAATTTTATAGAATTCAATCCACTAAAAGTTGAACCTGTAAAAATATTATTTGTCCCAACTGCCGTTGGATTTTTTATAATAGAAACTTGTGCAAAACTGGTATCAACCGGAAAATCTTTGGTTGAATCGTCAAATCTAGCGTAGACTAAAACTTTATCAGAACCTAATTCCACATAAATGTCATCACCATGACCCCTTGCAGGAGGAATTATAGGTACAAGTTTTGCACTTGAACCACCTGTACTGGAGTTAATAGATCCAAGATCTACAAGGGCATATGAATAATCATTTCCACCTGCAGTGACTATGGTATTTGTAATTTTGCCACTTTCAACATCAATTCTGACTTTGCCACCACTTCCATCTCCAATAATATTCATCTCCTGACTCAATCCACCAGCATAACCTGAGCCAGCTTTATCAATATAAACAGTTTTAATTTGATTAAGATTAACTTGGGAATTAGCAGAATCTCTTATTGCTTGTATTTGAGTATCAGTTGTTGTTGTCCAATTACTTGGTAAAGTAATATATTCTGTAGAGTCAAATTTGATAATATCACTAGGAGAAACTGTAAATAAGTATTTCCAAATATAACCATCACCACTAGTGCCAGCTCTAGTTGGTTCTAAATCTGTAAAAGTTGGTTCATCTTGAGATACGTTTCCTTTAGGATTAGTACCACTAGAACCATTTTCTATACAAATATAAACTCTAAAATCGGAGTTAATAACATAATAGTTTGCATCATATAATCTTGCTGCATTAGTTAATGGTGATGGAGATGCAATACTATAATCATCTCTGTACATTTCATATCTACTTCCAGCAACCCAATCAATTCTTCTAACAATTCGCTTTACGTTAGCAGAAGATATTTTTTTACCAAACAGTACAACGTCACCAGCATGTGAATTGTTGGTTTGATTGTCTAATGGTGCGGGTGGATTAGTATTCCATGTAGAACTTCTTCCATATCCAACAATAGTCGGATTAGGGAGACCTACAGTAACATAGTATGAGTTAGAAGAATTTTCAACCGATTCGACAAAATTGCCTGCATTCAGAATTCTAAATTGATCGGTAACAATAGCTGACATTGCTTATATGTTTTTTATGTATTTATATGGGGTTTATAATATAATAAAACCAGAGGAGTTTTCAGACGCATCAGGACCATTTGATGTCTTCCTTAATGCACCACTATTCTTAAATCCAAAGTCTCTTCTTTGAATTGATGGGAATGTGGACAATCCAGAATCAATTGTGAGACCAGTTACTCCTATTGAAATTGGATTGGTTCTAGATATGCCATCAACTGCATTATATAATTTTCCCCAAGATATCCTACCTGCGGAAATTGTTGCGTCAGGATTATTTGCTGCGTAACTTCCTGTTGTTGCAATACCAACAATGTTTGTATTTGAATGGATGTTACAAGTTATTCTACCTTTGTTTCCGCTATTTGAAACGGCATGTACCATATAGACGGCATCTAAGAATGTAGTTCCAATACCAACGGTAGAGTTATCATTTCCATCAACAGTGGTTACTCCATTACCAACTGAAGTGTCATAAATGTAGACTGGATATCCTGCAAGCAAACTACTTGTTGCGCTTGAATTATTAGAAAAATCAATACGATCATAATCAATATTAAGTGCCAATCCACAATCACCACTGCCTGCAGTTGTGCTGATTCCAGTGATGATACCAGTAAATCCTTCAATGTTCGTAATACTCTCAACCAATTCTTGCTTTCCTTTAGGAACTTCAACAATTACTTGAGGAGGATTGGCAAGAGAGTAACCAAAACCTGGATTTGTGATAGTTGCAGAATCAACAGAACCATTTACAATACTTACTGTAGCAGTTGCAGTTGTACCAATACCAACACCAATACCGAATGGAGGCGCGGTAAATTTAAGGTCAAGTGTGGAACCAGAATAACCAGAACCAACATTATTGATTGTAAGAGCACCAATTGTACCAGGAACTAGTGTCGATGCTGCGCTAACGGTTGCCGTGATTGCAGCAGAAACTGGATCGACTCCTTCTACAAGTAGTCCTTTTAAAGCATTGATTGAAATAGCATAATTATTTTCTTCATAGTTGAAGAACTGTGCATTATCAACAAAAATTTCGTTAGAACTTCCATCGACATCACCAATCACTTTCGCTACTGGGAGAACTCTTGGTTCAATAGAATCTCTTGTCTTATAAACAAAATCACCTTTGACAAATTTATCAAGTTTTTGCTTAGTCCAGCTAAGAGGTTTGAAATCATTTTCATTGATTCCTGGACCAGTATAGATGTCAGTTTCAATTTTATCTGCAGATAAGATATCAAGAATAGTTCTATCTCTATTTTGATCCTGCGTTAATACAAAACCTGGATGCTTTTTAACAAGAATCTCATCACCAATCTTGAATGTTTCATCAATATCAACGATAAGAACATCAACACCGTCCTGTCCAAGATAGAAGAAAATATCAATCTTATCAGAATCTGATGGTGCCTGTTCAAATATGAATGATGTGCCACCATCAAATGTATAAGAAGAACCAGGTTGCTGAAGAACACCATTAACAAAAATAACTAAAACCGCATTCAAATCAATTTCATTTGAAAGTGCATTGTTGGGATCCAATTCAAAACTCAGAAGTTCTCCCTGATAGATTAGTGGGAATCTTTGTCTTGAACCATTCTGGAATGCTTCAATACTATCAATGTAGTTCATCTCACCAAATGACCATGCAGACATTGAGTCATTAAAAGTTTCAGTAACTTCAAGTTCAAATTCTGAAATTGGTTGACTCAGATGTGATGCTGTAACAAGACCAGATACCTTAAATACGTCTCCAACTTGGAATGCATATCCATTTCTTCTAATGTTGAAAGATTCTACCTCAAAGAGAGTTGAACCAATACCAACATTAGTGCCTGCTGCACCAATAGTTACATTCAGTAAAAGATTTTCACCTGTTTCTGTGGTTGCACCAATACCAAGTCTTGAGACACCCACAACTTCCATGTTCTCATATGTTGGTTCTGGAATTTGAATTCTTGGATTTACATAACCAGAACCAGGATTATCGATACTAAAGATTAATGTTCCACCTATACCAACCGTTGCAGAAACCTGAGCACCTGTTCCTGCACCACCACCAGGACCGACATTAACTGTGATAGTGTTAGTAGTTACTGATGTAACTTCTGTGGTAATACCAGCGATTGGATCAGTTGCTCTTGGATATGGTTGTTCTGTAAAGAAGTTGTCTTCGGAACATGTAAAGATAATTCCACCAGTATCAATACCAATTTGATTTCCAACTGTTAAACCATGTGATGGAATAGTTAATAATAGTTTTCCGGTATGTGATGTGTATTCTGCATTAGTTGCTGTGAATGTGCTAGTTCCTGCAGAACCAACAAAGATTGAATCTGAAACGGAACGAACAAATCTATGATCAAATGCTAAGTCAGTAACACCAATAGAAACTGGATCTCTGTAACCAGAACCATTGGAGAGTGAGAAGTGCTTAAATACGCTACCAAATCCAACATAATTATGAATAATTGTACTAGGTCCAACCTGAACTGTCAGTTTATTGGCAGAAAGAATATTTACAATATCAAAAGAGCGATCATGATCTGGGAATACTGTTGTAGTTACACCAGCGTGTGCTTGAGCACACGTAAAGTGAAGACCGACCAGTTGAACTCTTTCACCACCTTTCAGGTAGTGATTTGAACTGGTTTCAATCTCAATAACACCTGTAATATGATCATAGTCTGCGGTTGTGATACCTACAGGTTTGCGATAAGTATTAACACCAACAATATCACTAATTGCACCATTAGTTAAATCTGCCTTTACTTTTGCACCATAAAGTGGTGCATATCCAAGACCTGGTGTTGAACCAAGAGATACAATCAGTCCACCTCTAGGCAATTGGTTTTGATTTATATCAAAATCGGATTGTATATATGAACCATTCTCTGAAGTAATACCAGAGAATACAACACTGGAAATTCCAAGAGCACTTGAGTTTTCAAATTTATAGTTATTACCAAGATTATTAATAGTGGTTGGTGTTTGGAAAACACCATTCAAGAACAGAATACCATTTCCAATATCAACACCTGTTGTATTTGCACCACCAACTTTCATTGTGAAAGTCTGACCAACTCCGGTAAATTGATTTGATATATCATCAAATACCATGTTGGTATCATAGTTAGATCTCAAGAAAGTTCTTCCTGAGAATACTGAAGTTACGAAAGGAAGATTACTATCATCTCTTCGTGTTCTAGCACTTCCAGTAGGAGGATCAGTAAAGTGTACTTTGGAATCTACAATATTAAATGAACCCTTAAATACCTGCACATTTGCACCATCATCATGTGGAGCAGCAGTGGATCCAACAGACGCTCTGACAACGGATACAGTATTAAATGTCGCTGCAGATCCTGCCTGAATAATTCCATTGATTGGTCCAAGAAGTTCTCCCGCAACGTTGGTGCTGAGACCAACTTCAACAACCTTCATATACTCATCATCAATCTTAATCAAATCTCTTGGTTGAATAGAAGAAATACCACTGATATTAAAGGTTGAAAGACCTACAGGAATTGTTCCAACTCCGGCAACATTAAAGAAACCATTATTTTCAAGAATATGTGAAACTGGAGTAAATGTAATTGGTTGTTGAACAATGCCATCAAGACTGATAACAGTTTTAGATAATTTTTTAGTGACATCAAGTTTATGGGCATTACCCTCACCAAGGTTTGTAAAGGTTACTCCAATGCCCAAGTTTGCAAATTCTCTGGTTGTTGCTAATCTGAAAGTATTGGCATTAATAACAATCGGATATACTTTTTCAGGTAATTGATCTACAACAACACCGAGATAATTTGAAGTCTCTCCAATACCAACTTCTGTTTGTCCAACACCAATAAATGTAGATCCTGGAGTGTAAGTTAATTCCTCACCAGTGTTGAAGAAGTGATCTTTAATAGTAAAGATTCCTGTTACTGGATCAAGGGCAGTAGTATCTGCTGGGTTAAAGACTTTTTGATAAATGGGGACACCTTCATGTCTCAGATTAAACGCAGTCCTATTTGCTCTAGATCCATTAAGGGAATCGAAAGACGAAAGGAATAAGTCTTGTTCAATTGAATTATATACTAAAGTATTTGGTACATTATCAAAATCATTTGAAGTATAGAATACTTCATTAAAAGATTGGGTTGAGTAGTTTACAGAACTATCATCTGGATAGAAATTAACAAAGAAGTTACTACCTACAATCTTACCACCAAATGAACCTAATCCTGCAGAACCAGTGGTTGCCACAAACATTCCAGGTATAACAGTAACTTCTGAACCATCACACAAGGCAGTTACCTGATGTATTGCCGAACTTGATCCAACAGAAACTCTAACAATCGAGGAAACTGAAGATATAACATTTTTGTTATATTCTGCAATGGTTGTAATGCCTACATGAGTGTCAGATACACAGTCAAATAGGGCACTTCTTTCAGATCCTGCAGGTTGTCCGCTTCTTAAGAACCTATATGTATCATCTACTCCAGATTGTGTAAATTCAATAATACTTGAACGAACATCATAAGTAGATGTTTCAATACCTGGATTTTTAACACTAACAGTGATAATTCCTACACCATCATATACTGTGGTTATAATACCAACGTTTGAAGAACTGTAAGAAAGACTATTAGAATCAAAATAATACTCACTTAGATAAGTATCAGTACCATCAAAATCAACAAATGCTTCAATATTTACAAAGTCACCTAAATCAAATCGATTGATCATCTCAATACTTATAAACGCAGCATTGAAGTCTGTAGAGTCAATTTGATATAATGGTTTTTCACTAGATGCAGTTCCTACACTGCTAATACCAAGAACATTTGAATTGACTAAATCAATTGATCCAACAGTATGAGTTCCGATTCCTGCAAAAGAATTTGAATATGTTTTTTTAAGAACTTTAATGTCTAAATCAATATCAAAAGGATCTGATGGTGTGAACAATAAAGTTTTTATACCGTTCTGGACATTAAGAGAAAATTCTCCAAGTTTATTATTGGTATTTGTGGATAGTCCTGCAGAAACTGCAAGATTTTTTTCAAAGAGATATGTATCAAGAGTTGTTGTTTGTGCAATTAACTCTGAAATCTGAACATCAAGAGTGTCTGGATTTATAATTTGGATTAAATACTTGACATTTGTGTCATTAATATCAATTTCTTCAATTTCTATTGAAGTACCTTGGAATCCTTTACTAGAAAACTGACCACTAATATCATCATGAATAAGAACTCTATTAGTTCTACATTCTGTATAATTTGCTAATTTTCTATTGCCAATTTTGAGGAACTTAGACTGCTTAGCACCAGAAGTTGTTGTTCTAACATCATCATCAACTGATATATCAAAATTATTAATAGTCCAAACTCTAGATTCACTAGAAACATCAAGAACACTTATTGCAGTAGTAGTACCTGCCAATCCAACTGCACTATTCACCGATGATGTAATGCCAACATCGGCAAAATTCTTCATGCCTGCGGGGTGAACGATAGAGTTGACTGGTCCAGACATTACAGACCATGGTATAGGACTCTTTACAGAGTAAGAAAGATTTTGATAATAATCATTATTTGGGGTAACTTGATAATCTTCACTCAATTTGCCCCTATCATCTTTCCATCCAGACTCTTGTCTGGAAGAATAACTGATACTGAACTTAGCTCTATCTTTACCAATTGAGATAATTTCGGCAATAGTTCCAGTAACTTTTCCCTTAACCTTATCTCCAGTTTGGAAATTTTGAGGTCCAACTGTTTTGATGAAGTCAGATCTTACTAAAGAAACAAATGCATCAGTTTCCACAAAACCAGATCCACTATCAACAAATAAACCTTCATTTATTTCAAATGATGATCTAGATTGAATAACTTCAATATCTGGATAATCTTTTTTGTTAATAATAGTTGCATATCCAGATTGATTAGTTTTTGCAATACCTGGATTAGTTGTTAGACCAACACCATTTTCATCCACAAGTGAGAATGTAAGTTGTGCTGGATTGGAATTGACAAAACTATCAACTTTGAAGAATCTATAGTTGTAATTTTCAGAATTATATCCTTGACCATTAGTTCCTATTAATTCAATACCTTCAACAAAAATTTCATCACCATCTGCAAAAAGTGCTGTGGTAAATCCTAAAACAGGAGTCTTCAATGTGCATGATGCAACTCCACTAGGTCCAGAGATAATAGAACTAATTCCAACACCATTCGAATTGTTTATTGCAACTATTCTGTGAGGTTCTGATTCTAACCCACGAATTGGTGCAATTTGTTCAACATCTAAAATTGTTGTATTTGGTATGATGGGTAATAAAGAAGAATCATCTACAATAAAATTACTTGTGTCATTCCAAAGTAAAAGATTTGGAGGTGTAATATATTTTAAACCACCACTTATAATATTAAATCTAGAGATAGTGTCAAGATTATCAATATTAAGTCTTGTAGGAAGTGATGCTTCAGGTCTTAAGGTTTTATCTGAAGGATAAGCATATCCAATATTATCAATTCTAAATTTATTCAGTTTACCAATGGTTGTTGAAATTGCAACTAAATTGGCATTTATTCCACTCTCGGAAGAAACATCTGTAAATACTGGTAATCTTTGGTAATTAAATCCTGGAGATAATATTTTGACAGACCCAATAGAACTTCTTGCAGTATTTGATTTAGTTCTATATGATGCTTCATCACATTCCTCTCTAACATTATATTTCAGTACAGATGGTAATTTGAACGGAGAAACATTAAAGGTCGTTGAAGTGACACCACTAATATTATAAGTTCCATTATATTCACTCTTTTGGTAGTTAATTTCGGAATAATTTCTAATATCAGTATCTGCAGTACTAATATATCCTCCCTTCTCTACTGCATAGAAAAGTCTTGCTGGAATATTTTCTGAATATTTTAAAGTTAATGATGCAGTTCCAACTCCAGCAACACCAATTTTTTCAACGTTGAAGTTAGTGTCACCATATGATGTTATAAATTCATTTTTAAAATTCTGGTCATAGAAAATTTTAAAGTTATAACCACTGAGAGAGGGATCACCCAGAAGGAATTTAATGTCAGAATTTTTGATGACATCAATTCTTGGATTGATTTTAGCAAGAGTATGAATACTTGCACCTGTTCCAACAATATTAATTACTTTTTCTGTGTTTGGATTTGATTCGTATAAAGTTTCTGCGAGTCTAAATGTATTTCTACCATCTCTTATAGCATAATATGCACCTGTAGTTAATCCTGTTGCAACTTCTGTGCTCTCATAATAAATTTTTTCACCAGTTTCAAATCCATGATTAGTAAGAGTAATTGTATTTGTTGCTGTATCAATTGCACTAGAATTAATACCAACAGGATTGATTACCAATGATTTTGTTCTTTCCTTGAATACTACAGTAGCTGCAGCAGTTGTTCCAAGTCCAACAATAGTGTTTGGTTTTACTTCAAGAGTGATTACGTCATTATTTCTCAATCCATGTGTTGAAGAGGCACTAACAGTGGTGATAATTCTATCAACATCACCAATAACTTGTGATGGATTATTCTTAAGTAAATATTCTGCATTATCTGATCCTCCACTACGGAAATATAGTCCGTCGGTAAAAGTTGAGAGACCTACTGTAGTTGTTAATCCGATATAGTTTGGACCTTTATTAATAGCATATACAGTTGCTGTAGTTGCTCTATTATCAGGTAAGTTAAACTGAGTTGAATTTGATTCGTTTGAAACAATAAGAACATTAGCACCAGTAACTGCACTATCATTCATACTAAATGAAAGTTCCTCACCAGTTTTGAATCCATGATTGGGAACGTAAATTGTTCTAGTTGGAATCTGAATTACTTTGCTTACACCACCAATAGTAATAGTCTTTTGAATTGCACCATTGGTTGTGGTTCCAAATCCAACTGCATTATCTGCGTTAAAATAGACTAGTTTAGAACGTGATGATTTAAAATATGGTGTCTTTGCTTGAATTTTAATTCTATCTGGAATTATATTAACTTCACTGCCAAGAGTATGAGCAACACCAGTATTTCCAAATCTTTTGACTTTGACAACACCAGTACCATAATTATTCAGAACTCTTACAGTTTCATCTGTTACGGTACTACCATCATCAGAATGAATAACAATAGTGCTTCCAACAGAAATATTTGCTAATTGATCTATAAAAATATCTTCAGTTATACCACCATTTGTGGTATGAGAACTCATTGTTGCTGCAAGACCAACAGTATCTGAAGAAATTCCTGCTTTATGATTTCCTTTAAGATTTAAGATGGATGTTGTTAATCCACTGACTAAAATATTCTCATTGTTATTAACATCAAATCCACTTCTAAAATATGCTGATACTTGGAATTCACTATCACGAACAAAAACTGAGTTTGGATATTGATCTAAATTTGTATCAATTGTGGTGAGATTTTTACCTACGAGTTCAGATACTTCAACCGACAGTCCAGAACCACCAGATTCAGTCTGATCAAAATTAACTTTATCTCCTACCTTATAATCTTTACCGCCAGAAAGAATATTAATTTTTTCTATAGAACCTCTAGTGACGGAAGTAACAAAAGTTCTTTGTGGGAAAGTTTCATAACCCTCATCAATAAAATCATAATCTGCATTTTTATCAGCAATCTTATATGGGAATACATTTCTGACCAGATCTGAATTATTAAAATCAAATGACTGATCCAAATACAAATTATCTTCATCAATCTTTGATTTAAAAGTATTTCCGACAAAATATGGATATTGTGGAACAAGTTTGTTAACAACATTACTGGTTGTTACACCTGCAAAGTATGCATAAATTCCGTTAGGAAATTCTGGAGTTTTGCAGAATCTTCCATTATGAACATCCAACTTTCCATTGTCAGCATACTTATAATCATCAATAAAGTATCCCGGTCCAAATGTAGATGTGCTTGGTCTATCAAAAACCGAAGATGGATCTAAAGAATAACCAGGAGTAATCAAAGATATTCCAGATTGAATATTATCTGCATCGGTGTATCCATATGGTCCATAAATTGGATTACCATCAAATGCCCAACCAATAATTTTAGAATGATTGGTGTTTAGATTATCATCAAAGACATTTGCCAAATCCTCAGAATACCCATAAACAGAATATTCTAATCCATCTTCAGCAGCATTTTCCCTTAGACTTCCAAATATTTTTTGATTATTTAAAATAGAATACTGTGCATATCTTTCGGCATCATTTACACAAAGACTCCTAATCTTGGTGTTAAAAATAGCACCCGAACCTCTTGGTTTTACTCTAATGGTCGTGGTGTTTGGATCGTATCCAATACCCTCATTAATAACAATTACATCATCAATTTTTCCGTCAACAACTACTGGTCTTAATATTGCACCAGTGCCAACATTATCTTTGTCTTCAACAATTAACTCTGGAGTAGAGAAATATTCTTTTCCGGAACCAAGTATTTGAACTTCAATAATTCTCCCATTTGATATGATTGGATTTAACTGTGCAAGTCTACCATTCTTTATGCTAACAATTGGTTGTTTTTGTAAATTTAATACAGTAGAACCATATCCAGTACCAGTCTCATACATGTATGAATCTACAATCTGACCAGTGACAATTGGTGTGAAATTGAGAGTTCCAGTTAAAGTTGAACCGAAAGAAACAGTTGCAGATACTGTAATTGGTGGATATTGGAAAACATGATATCCAGAACCAATACCAGATATTTCCACATGCTTAGATCTTATCAAATCATTTGTAAGTGTTGCACCAACACCAACATCAATTAATCTAAAATTGTCATTATCGAGTTTTTGAATTGAATATTGATTACTCGTTGAAAGATCGGGAATTAATTGATTTCCTTCAGATGTTTCCTCAGTAGAGTATTCAACAATGTCTCCACTATTAAATCCATGATTTTTAAAAGTTAATTTATTATATTGAGTTGATATTCCAGAAGACTTAACTCTTAATTTTCTATGCTGATATCCAGAACCTGAATTTACTATTTTAACTTTTTTGAGAGTTGGAGTTGGAATAGTTCTAAATTGATGAATACCACTCTCTGTAGTTGCAGCAGCGAATCCAATTGTATTGATGCCAGCAGAAGCATCTGAAAAATTATTAAAAAGTTTAATAGTTGATGTGTTCACCAACCTAATAAAATATTCCTCGCCAGATACAAGTCTGTTATCAAGAGTATTTGTCGGATCTTGGAAATCACCAATACCAACTTCAGTGTTTCCATTTGAGTTATAAGTAACTTTTTGGAATTGTACTAAATTGTGTGGTTTAAGAAAAGTTATTGTTTCGTCGTTGATATCAATACCACCACCTAGTCCAAGTGCTCTACTATCGAATTCTAATGTTCTAAATCTATCACCAATTACAGGTTCTAAAATACATCCACTACCATTACCACCTTCTAATGTTATCGCTGTAATTCCACTAACATCAAAGTTTTGTGGATCAATCAAAACTTCTGAAACGGAACCAGAAATAATTGGTTCTACAAGAGCAGAAGAACCAGCTCCAGCAGTAACAACTAATTGTGGAGGATTAATTACATCATAATTCATGCCACCATTAAAGACTTCAAAGTCTGTTAAAGGTCCAAAATAAATTTTATCACTCGACTTAGGACTTAAAATCTGAACTCCATCAATTAGTTGACCAATGTGTAAAGTTCCTCTATCAGAATTGTCTGAGTTTGTTATTGCCCTATCAAGTGGATATTTTCTTAATATTGATGATGGTGATATTAATCTAGATTTTTGAGATAATAATGTAAATGTATGTGTTGCAGAAGTATCTGGATTTTCATTAAATTCGACATAATCAGTTCCATCTAATAGTAAGGAACTAGAAACATAAAGTCTAATTTTGTTTGATGCAACTACATCAACAATATAAGATTCTCCAGACTGCAAACCTACAAGAGGTTTGTCTGAAATATACCTAACTCTATCACCATCAATAAAGTTTACTGCAGATGAAAATTTTAATACTGAATATGTTTTATTAACTGTATTATATCCCTCAAAATTTGTTTCTTTTCCATCTGAAAGTTGTGCTTCAATTATAGAATCTTCAATATCATATTCAGGTAAAGAAAGTGACGTAACATATCCAAAGGTAGAATTGTCATTACAATAAAGATTTTGAACATTGGCAAAATACTTATCGTTTCCTAAAACTAACGGAACATTTGAACTTGTAACCTTTTCAATTTTTCTTCTGATACTATAATCATAGAAAGGGCTTCCAACGAATGAACCTAAGTTACTGATGACAACTTGATTAAGTGTGTTGTTAATTGATGTAATTGTGGCGTTGGAGGCGGATAAAGCAGCACCAACCATTACATCAACAGTATCTCCAACTTTTAAACTTGATTTATCAATTTTAGAGGATAATGTGAATGTTGAACCATTGATAGACTCAACGAAATATCTTGAGCTAGTATTGTAAATCCAAGAGTTAGCAAAAATTTCTTTATAAGAAGCATTATTTTCTGGATTTTGAATATTTTCTCCAGAAGATAATACTCTAATTTCTTCCCCATTTTCTAAAAGAGAAACAGTATCAATCTCTACAAAATTATTTAAAACTCCAGTCAAACGGATAGTTACTTTTCTTTCTGGATCTCCATTACCAAATCCATAAACAAATACTTCAGATCTAACTTCATCAGTTGCATCAATTGCCTCAGTAATTCCAGTGCATCCAAAGAATTGGTTTATACTCTTTGAAGTAAAGTTAATCGTATTATTTCCAGAAATAATAGTTCCAGAGCTATCAAAACCAATCGTGGAATCTACAGTGATTACGTCTGTACCTATTGCAGCAGATTCTATTGCTTTTGTAAATCCAGGTACAATAAATGCGTTTTCAAAACTTGAATTGTCATCATATCCTACAAAGAGTTCGAGTTTATAATATGTTTTACCATCTCTTGTAAAAACTTCTACATTAGATACAGATGCTGTAGCAATAGGAATTGTGGAGTCGTCAAGAGATCTATAGATTGCTTGACCTTCAAGTTCAAATGGGTCACCAGAAATAATTTCTGCAACGACTACTTCTCTTCTAAGATATTCTGCACCAGATGATTTTATAAGTCTATTTTCCAGATCCAGAACATCTGCTTTAACACCATAAAGAACTTTAAAAAGAATTCTTATCGATTCTGCAATACCTTTACCTTGATAAAAGTCTTTAATTTGTCTGATAAAATTTGCTACATCTAAATCAGAAACAAATTTTTGATTTTCAAATCCTGGAGCAAATGCAGTTTTAATTTTTTTATAAAACTCTTGTAAAAATAGTGAACTTAAATTAGATACACTATCCCCTTGAGTGTGAGATTCTGCTTCAGTGTCGGAAAAAGATACTGTCTGTTTGTTTACATTATTAAAATCTCTTTCAATATTATCCTTATAACCATCAATACCTGAAAATCCTCTAATACATCCTAAGAACTCAGTATCAGTTTTTGATGTATAAGTAATGATCTCATTGCCAATCTTTAAAAGACCATACTCCTCTGGATAACCCTTTGTAGAAGATACAGTGATAGTAGTATCTGAAGAAGTGATATCATTAGAAAGAGTAGTCTTTCCAATTAGAACCTCTGGAATTAAATTATCTAATTTAAGATATCTGTCAAGATTAGTAATTAAATCGTCGGGGGCACCTTGATTTTCTTGAGAAATATAATATTGCTTGAAAAAATCTACCGCCTTTGGAAATTCGGCAACTAAAAATTCTGGAAGTTGACTCTCAATAATTTTATTGATTTGCAACTTTCTATCAAAATGCGACATATTTTATTTCCTCTCTAATGCTCCGTTTGAGTAACTTGAAGTATAGTAATCTCTCGTGAAAGAAACGCCAGAAATATCTTCACCAGATGCAATAACATCTTTAATCATATTTATTGTACTATTTGAAACATCAAAACTGAGATAAAGATCTTTCAGTCCAACAATATCATTTGATTCTGGGAATGCTTGAATTTCAACAATATTATCTGAAAGAGAAGTTTCTACAATATTAATTGTGTTTAGAATTATTTCTCCCTTTTCATAATCAACTATTCCGGCATCTTTACTAACAACTATTCTTTGACCGGTGCTTGTTTGTTTTACAACAGAGAGAACGCCAGTTTTTGTATCACTTGGAGTATCGGTAAGAAATACTGTTGAGGGATCTCCTGCAATTTTAAAACCGGTACTCTTAATATTCATACCTTTTGGATTCACATGGAACTTATTACCAAAGCACAATTCATATTGTGCAAATTGATTAGTAAGTGCTCTTAAATCTCTTCTAATTTTTACTTTTGTTATATTAGAAGTAATTGCAGAATCAACTCTATCAATTAATTGAAGCATCTTACTATACTTAAATCTTCCACCAAACTTATTAATATCAACATCTTGTGAATAGATTGATAATGCATCTACAACACTTGTTCTTAAATCATCAACATCGGAAACTTGATTATTGTTGAAGTAAATTGAAGAATCAATTTCAACATAAAGAACTTTAAGATCAACTATGTTTTGATTGATTCCTGCAATAGCATATTGCTTCAGTTTATTTAAAATGTTTTGCTTATCAAAGTCCGAAATATATGTACCATTTTTTGGTTTGATGCTTATTTGAACCGTTCCAAATTTTGGCGGACTTAACTCTTCACCACCAACAACCGCTACAGATTCGGTAGTTGGGTAAATCGATTGAATGATTGCTTCATAATCCCTCGCTGTAACCGCTCTAGATTGAGCTGCATAGAGTCTAGGAGCAAAATACTTGATAGAGGACACATTCTCAATATCACCACCGTTCATCGCCTTCTGAGTGGTGGTTACATTGATTGTATCAGTGGGGATTACTCTTAGATTTTTTTCATCTACAAAATTACCTTGAAAATTAAATTGTGATGGACCATTACCTGCTTTGCCTTCAGTGATGATATATCTTACGGTGATGATAGCATTGTTCTCTAATGGTCTTCCAAAGTAACCATCACCAAACAAGAGTTCATATTTTTCATCTTGAATCTCTTGAATGAGGTAGATTTCTGAATTTTTATCTACTTCTAATATATTATCAGCTCTACGATACTCTCTTCCAAGTCCACTATCATTAATACCTTTCACATAAACTCTAATTGTCGAGGAATCAACATTAGGGTTATCAATAACGAACCTTTGATCAGTTGATGTATTGACTAAAAACTGTCTTGAGAGTGATGATCCTTGATATATTTTAACAGGTTTATCGGTAGTGCCAAATTGTGCTTGTCCATTAACAACTTGAGCAGTTATATCCTCTGGAATTGAGAAGCGATATGATGTGTTATCAAATGCTCCAACACACACCAGACCCGCTGTAAGGGTGATGAAACCGCTACTAGTGGTAGTGGGTACTGTGAATGTCACATTCGCCGTAGCAGCGGTTTTAGAGCGTGGTACATACCCGATGTTTCTAGCAAGGGAAACAACATTCTCACGTACTGTTGCTGCATCTAAGAACGATTCATTTACGACAAGATTAGCGTTAAACGCATTGATGTACGTATTGTATGCTAAAGTGTCAATCAAGACAGAAAAATTAGACCCTTCAAAGTCAAAATCCGTGAAATTTGAATTTGCACGAAGATAATCTTTGATTTGAGTCTTGATTTGATCGAAATCTAGATTGGTAAACTGTGTAAAAGGCATATTTTACCTTGTCGATTCTAATATGAATGAAAACTGTTGTGATGGGAGGTCTTGTCCCACAATGTCAAAGAAAACTATGACATTAAAACTATTATCATCAGGTCTTGGATCAACTTGAACACGCAAATTTTCGACTCTTGGGTCGTAAAATTTGATTGTGTTTATGATTTGAGTACGAATTACACTAGCAGTTGCAACATCAACGAAGTTAAAGAGACTTTTACGTACATCAGAACCCAGTTTAGAGTTAAAAAACCTTTCAGTTGGAATGGTTTCAACTAAATTACGAATTGATCTGGTGATAGCACGCGCATTAACCAGTACAGGGAGGTCCTTCGTCACTGGATGTGGATCAAATGAGAAACTAATATCCTTAAAAGCGCGAGAAACCCTCTGAGTAGGCATTGAGCGTGTATTTTCTATAGATTTATTTATACCTTGTACCAGAAATTATTGATTTTCTCTCTTTTCTAAGTTTATGTCTTCTGGATCATTGGTTTTTTTGGGTTTACACCAATAATCTGTTATCAAACTAGTGGTTCCCCACATTTTGTACATGTACTCAGTATCTCTATCGACGTGATACTTTGCCATTTTGCTCCTGTTTTGTAAAAACAGAACTTTTTGAGGGGTTGCTATCCCTAAACGTATTTATTTTACGCTTCTTCAGTCAAATTTTGAGGTTCATCGTCTTTATCGGTGTTTTTATTGTCACCAACGACCTCACGAATCAGTTTTTCATG